CTCTAGCTATGATCCATCTTCTTATGTTAAAGGTCTTTTAGTTAGTAGTTTATATGAGGGTAAGCCTGTCAAACTTAATGATGGTATAAAGGGTATAACCGAGTTTGTTTGGAAGAACTCATTAACAGACTACTACCCTTCCGCCTTGTTTACTAGTTCTGCTAGATCTGATTTGAGTGGTACGCAGCAATTAGAAAAACTCAAGACATGGAATGATATTATCTATTCGCCTTTACTATCTGATTCTTCAGACTTTAGAGTTAGAGATAAGTTTAACACATACTCTGAGAGTCGATTAAAGCAGGTTGTTAAGATAGAGAATGGTCCTTTTGCAAGGCTTGTAAGAGCTTTGTCCTTTCTGTCATATGATATTGATGATGACTCGGAAGGGTTATCTCGATTGTATGATTTAGAGGATTGTCCTGATGAGTTCTTACCGTTGATAGCTGAGTTGATCGGATGGGATTTATTCGGAAAAGAGCCAGCCAAGTGGAGGCTTCAACTTAGAAATGCGGTTGATATTTACAAGTCTGTAGGTACAAAGAAATCCATACAAAGTACAATAAATACAGTCTTCCCAAAAAACACTGCTCCAGTTGAGTCTAAGATTGTGGAGCTTTGGGAGTCTTACATTCCATACATCATCTACTATTCTCTAGCGACTAATTCAGAATACTTTAAGAATTTTGAGACATGGTCACCGGACTTAGCTAAGAATATGGGCATAGAGATACACTCCACCTCTAGTATGGATGACAATATCCGACTGGCGGTTGACAAGATAATCTCCGAGATTATTGAAGCATTCCCAGACCAGTTTCCGATTAAGAAATGGTTAGATGAGCAGTCTCCTGTGTTCACGTATAGAGGTAGGGACTTTAACATTCCTCCCTTTGAAGAATATCCTTACTATGTTAATGCTGAACTTGGAAGCAGGCAGATAGAGTTTATAACAGAAAGGTTGAAGTGTTTTGGTTGCGACCAAAACTTTGTTAATGGTGTCAGTTCCTATAGTGCATCTACTGCGATAACCGAAGACACTGAAGTTAAGGTTGGCTCTTGGTTGATGTTTGCTTCTGGTTACACAGACCCTCCAAACTTAGATGAGCTTATTCGTAACCCGTTAAATAATGATAGATTCGACTATGCTTCTCTCTGGTGTGGTAAGTCCTCTCACTTTAGAATAGCATTCCAAGCTTCTGAGTTCGACTTTGATAAGGGTAATTTAGATATAAGTAGTACAGGCGATGCGGTTAGATTTATATCACAGTCTGTTTTTAGAAGAGCACCAGCACACTCAATACCGATCATTACGTTAGAGGTCCCAGCAACTGATAATTTTGAATTAGAGTCTTCTTGCCTTCCGCATGTAAGAATAGACAGTACTGAAATTGAAGTAGGGGCTGGTGCTAATTCCTTTGTTTCTGGTATTTATTTTAACTCTTATAAGCGAGACGTTAATACTGATGGGTCTGCCTTGAGCAGGGCGGATACTTTTAGTTTGGCAAACAGTAAGTTATTGAACATTAGCTCCATAGGTAATGTCGCTAGAAATACATCGAGAAGAAGATCCTATGAGAAGATTATGCCTCTCAATGGATACTACGATAGGACTGGTTTCAACATGCCTGTCGGCTTTGATATGTCCAAGGATTTGTCTGGCATCCCTCTAGGTTTAGTCCCTAGCTCTCTTCAATACACACCAGTATCAAGCCATATAAACCTTCCTGCTATCTGGGCTCAGTGTGAGGGTTTAAGTTCTAATAACAGTTACTACGAGTATGATGTAAGCAACACTCAAAACGTTAGAGGTATCGCTGGTACTTTTCAACAGAATACCGACCGTGCAACCGATAGGGGTCAGTTAGATCCCATCTTTGTAACAATGCACAAGTTAGGGGAGCAACGAAAAGAAGTTCTGTCTTTAGTAGAATCGAATCTCTCAGCCACAGACCCTAATAATGTTGACCTTTCAGGTCTAGACCTTTATCTTGAAAATCTTTATTACATACTTCCATTCCACGCCGTTAACCCTTCAGAATATCAGATAGTATTAGATGAAATAGCTAGGGTTGAGGCTCTGATAAATAGTGCTTATCAATCTTACACTGCGAGTGCTACGAATACCAGCACTGTTTCTATCAATCCTTTTTATAATTTCCCTAACTCTATGGGAGATTATTACAACTTTGAATTTGGAAGAGACTTACACAGATTATATAACATCTATAAAGATCATTTTGAAAGACATCGCCTTAACCCTGATGTGTTAACAAAAGATGGTGCTACACTATTTTCTCACACGTTTGGTCCGTTACTATACAACCACGATATGAGGTTAGTGTCGGAATCGTTAGGTATCACGCGGAGTCTTATTAACCCGACCAAACTGACAGTCGATAGTGCTTACTTCAAGGACTCGGGTTCTTTTGTAGCCTCCGCTGACACTGACATGTATGTGGATACTTATGAGAGGGTATCCTCTGGTTTAGTTAATGGTGTTGAGCTTGTACTTACTTCAGGGACTGAAGCAGATAGTTCTTTCTCTATCGTAAAGGTACCTAGTGCAAATGCTTCAAACTTCTCAAACCCGTTCTTGTATGACCGAACTATGGTGATGAGTAGATCTGGTGTGGGGTCCTTGGCTCGTATAAGGTTTGATATTTCTAAATACTCTGCGGACTCCGGTAATCCCGTAGCCACTAACTTCTTACTGCCTAACCACCAATACAAGGTTAATCTGAAGTCATTGATTACAAATAACAATAGAACTTTGTTTGGAGGCCGAGCAGTTTATGTTTGGATTCATACGAAGCCTGAATCAGGGAAGATGTGGTCTTATGATAATCAAGGTCGATGGATTCAGCATGAGCAGCTTGTTACTAGACAGAACGTTATAGACAAATATGCACATGTGAAGTCTACTCCGTCTAGAGAGAGGGTTGCGCCTGTTGGTTGTATTGATCAGGTTTTCAATCCACCTTTAGCGGCGGCTGCTTCAAACCCTTCCCCGCTGTTGTCTCTTACTGATGATGACTTCGATACATTTACCTTAAACTTTAATACATCTAATCACTTCATGTGTAAGGTTCCCGTTGCATATGAGAAGGAGCACGGACAACTACACAGGAAGAGTCAGCAGTATGTTATAGAGGTCTTCATATCCCCAGGCGACCCTGATACATTCTTGGTTGTTGATAAGCTTGAACTTCAAAATATGACAATGAAGAAGCTTTCTGAGTGGTTTGTTACAGGCACCAAAAATGATCCTCTGTGTAATTTAGCAGACCTCAAGAAGTCTTGTGAAGAATACAGAATTGAATTATCTGATTTAGATATATTCAATATCTTCAAACACTTCAACAATATCGCAGGTAAGAATGCTGCTACTGCGTATGCTAGCCGAGACAAAACTAAAACTGAGACTATAATGGAATCTGAAGGCGGTTCTAGAATTGATTATCGTTATGTAAATGATTTGGCAGATATTGTTTATGTGACAGCACTAGGCAATAATATTGGCATAAACACAATAAATTTTGATATCTAATGTTACTAAAAGGATTTGGAGATATACTGGCAAATGTTATGACGGTGAATCCGGCTTTGGCCGATCTGCCCACAGCTAGCTCTATTCTGGATACTTCTAACTACACTTTCCAAGCAGTTACTTTTGGTAAAGACGCTCAAGGATTTACGAACCATTCTCATGTAGTATCTTCAACTCAATATGTTAATGGTGCGGAGGCATCGGGTGCAAGCTCCTATGATTCTGGTATCTTCACAGTTATAAACTATGGGTCCGATCTTTCTAATGGAGCTTCTTCATACGTAACTTCAGCATATTACTTGCAGTTTTCTTCAACGTATAAATCGGTCCCTAACGACCCTTCACCTTTAGACGACAGGTTAGAACGTGGCTCTACGATGTCTACGAACCTTTCTAACTATCAATATGCCAGTGCCTTGCCTGATTTAGGTCACTACTCCAACCCTGTCTTAGATAGTCAATTAAGTTCTATATGGAATAAGGTTGGAGGTTTCCCGC